CCTTGTCGATACAGATTATGTAATGTACCTTGACCAAGATAATTGGTTATATCAAGGTCATGTTAAAGCTTGTATTGATACAATCGAATCCAGAAATCTGGATTGGTGTTATTCCCTAAGGAAAATTCATAAGAAGAATGGTGACTTTTCTTGCTTTGATGATTGTGAATCTTTAGGTAAATGGCAAACTTATCATGGTATAAATCATATAGATACAAACTCCTATTGCCTTAAGACAAGTATTGCTGTAAAATTGGCTTCAGCGTGGCATGGTGGTTGGGGCCAAGACAGAGTATTTCTACAAGCAGTAACACAGCATTTCCCTAAATGGGATTGCACAAATGAATACACAGTAAGTTATCGTGTTGATGGAGGTAAAGGTTCTGTATCTGAAGAATTCTTTATCAATGGTAATGAAGTGATGAATAAAAAATATGATGGAGCTTTCCCGTGGCGCAAAAAGACAACGACATAGTAATTGGTTTTATTACTGGTTACAATTATGATAAAATAAAACCTTGGGTTGATTCTTTAATGAACTCAGGGTTTAGTGGTAGAAAAATGATGGTAACATATGACATTAAGATTGATGTTATAGAAAAGTTACATGATTTAGGTTTTACTGTTATACCATTAGAGCCTAAAGAACAATTCAATATTGTTAATATAAGATTCTTACATATCTGGCAATACTTAAAAAACTTTGCCGTCAAACCAAGATATGTCATTTCAACCGATGTGGCTGATGTTATATTCCAATCTGATCCATCAATATGGTTAGAAAAGAATTTAAGTAATAAAAAGCTATGTGTTGGTTGTGAAGGCTTAAAATACAGAGATGAAGAATGGGGTATTCATAATATGTTCCAATCTTTTGGTGGATTGGCAACTTCATATATGGCTGAGACACCAATCTATAATGCAGGTACTATAGCAGGTGAATACGAGCATTTCCTAGACTTTTGTTATAATGTATATCTGACTCTAAGTGCGGCCCCACCTTTCGTTCCTGGTGGCGGTGGACCTGACCAAGCAGCCTTGAATCTGTTACTCTCACTTAAACCTTATAAAGATATTACCAAATTTAATGACCATGAGACAAACTGGTCATGTCAATGTGGTACGATGGTTGATCCTAGAAAAATTGAAGGGTTTAGGCCTAAACTATTAAGTCCAGAACCTTTTTGGGATGGAGAAAATATGTATACTGGAGGTGGAGATAAGTATGTATTGTTACACCAATATAATAGAGTACCAACAATTAATGATTACATAAGGAAGAAATATGAGTGATATTATAACATTTAATACTGAGAGTGGTGTATACACACCTTCAACAAGAAGCAACAGTTCAGACCCATGGCATCATTTGGGTGCCGCAGATTGGGTACAAAAACAAGTAGATTGGGCAAATCAATCAGAACCATCAGGATTAGGATTAGTTGAACCTATTTCACAACTTAGTGGTCGAGAATTAGTTGGTGTTGAAATTGGTGTATGTTTAGGAGTAACAACAGAAACATTACTAAAACAAATTCCAAATATCAAGAAGATATATGCTGTAGATAATTATCCTACATTTGTTGATTGGAATGGTGGAGATATGAATGCAGAACGTCAAGAGTTAATGAAACAATATGCTAAAACTTTATTAACACCTTTTGGTGATAGGGTTGAATTCTGTTATGAATCAAGTACTGAGTTTGCAAAAACACTCAAAAAAGAATCTTTAGATTTTGTTTTCATTGATGGTGACCATTCTGAAGAAGCTTCATATGCAGACTTTTGTAATTATTATCCGTTAGTTAAAAAATATGGCATATTTGCTGGTCACGATATTGTTTTAGAATCTGTAAAAAAATCACTAGAAAATTATCTAGGTGAAAATTTCTCAAAGGTTATTACAGTAAGTAATAATGCCTGGTACATTATTAAGGAATGAAATGAATTATTACTCTGAGTGGTCTCAAGATAGTTATATGGACATTTTAATGAAGTATAAAGAAAATGGAACTTTTGTTGATATTGGAGCTAACGAATATAATACAAACAACAATAGTTGTTTTTTTGAACTTGAAAGAAATTTCACAGGAATTGGTATTGACATTGATCCACAACATACTGATGGCTGGGAACAAAATAGAAAAAGTCCATTCATTTGTGATGATGCCACAAAAATAAACTACTCTAAGTTATTTAAAAAATATAATTTACCAAAAGTTATTGATTTCTTATCGGTAGATGTGGATCCAGCTGAAGTATCAATGGCCTCTTTAATTAAAGTAATTAAATCTGGTTATCAATTTAATATTATTGATTTTGAGGTTGCTCATGATGAACCAGTTACACTACAATGTAAAGAACTATTGGAGTCTAAAGGATATAGATTGGTTAAAGAAATACATATTAAAGGACATTATCATTTAGATGACATTTATGTGCATAATTCTTTTTATGAAGAAGGTATGGAGAATTGGATATGAAGAAGCATAAAAAGATTATTGTTTGGGGTGCCAAGTTCGATACTGGTCATACTCATGCCTTTGTACATGATCCAATCATCAATGCAGCCAAATATTTAAATCTAGAAGTGTATTGGTTAGACAATCGAGATAATGTTCCTGATGAATTTTTTGATGACTCTTTGATTATATCAGAACAATGGTTAGTTTTTGCCAATGGCAATAGTCACAAATTACCTTTAAGAAAATCTTCAACTTATATCATACACTATCTTGGTAATAAAGGACCTGTTGAAGGTAATCCTGGTGCTTCAATGTATGTTGATAAAGTTGGCAGATTAATTGATTTTAGATTTGCCAATAATTGGGGTGTCAATGGCGTAGAAGATAAGAATTATGCCTATACATTTGAAAAAGAAAAGTATACTCCAATCAATGATGGTACATCTTATTTCCAAAAAGGTGATGACTATGATATTTTTTATTCAATATGGGCTACTGATTTATTACCAAGTGAAATAGATTTTGAAACAAGACTTACTAAATTTAAAGAGCCAAAATATTCATTCTTTGGTGGAACAATTCGTGAAGATAACCAAGAAATGTTTATTCCCTTTATTGAAGCCTGTAAAAAGAATAATCTTCCATTCATTTATAATTCTCCGTGGAATAATCCATTAACAATAAGTCAAATTAGGTCTGCTGTTGTTGAGTCTTATTTACCTCTTGACTGCAGACCAAAAAATCATTTGGCTAACGGATATATTTCATGTAGGTCGATTAAAAATATTAGTTATGGAGCTTTGTGTCTGACCAATTCAAAAGAAACTTATGATTTTTTTGATGGTGAAATTGCTTATGCTGATAATACAGAAGATTTATTTTATGTAGCAAAAGAAATGCAAGATGATCCAAAAACAAAAGATTTAATTTTGAATCAAATGAAGAAAATAAAAGATAAACATACCTATGTTAATAGGTTAACAGATATGATTACAGCATCGGAGATGGTATGAAAAAAACAGCATTTATTACTGGCATTACAGGCATGGTTGGTTCACACCTTGCCGAATATTTAATTGAAAACACAGATTGGGATATCGTTGGATTAATCCGATGGAGAAGTCCACTAGATAACATCAGAAGTTTAATTGATTCTATTAATAATAAAGATAGAGTTAAATTAGTTTACGGTGATTTGAATGATAGTCTATCAATTGATACTGCAATCAAAGAAAATAAACCTGATTATGTTTTTCATTTGGCTGCACAGAGTTTTCCTAAAACAAGTTTTACTGCACCACTTGATACATTAAACATTAATATTCAAGGTACCACAAGATTACTAGAAGCCTGTAAGAAATGGTGTCCGTCTGCTGTAATTCATGTTTGTGCCTCATCAGAAGTATTTGGTAGAGTGCCAAAAGAGAAGTTACCTATTGATGAAGAATGTTCATTTCATCCTGCCTCACCATATGCTATTTCTAAAGTTGGAACTGACCTTGTAGGACGGTTCTACGCAGAAGCTTATAACATGAATATCATGACAACAAGGATGTTTACACATACAGGTCCAAGGCGAGGTGATGTATTTGCTGAATCCACCTTTGCAAAACAAATTGCAATGATTGAAGCTGGTCATATCGAACCTGTTGTCAAAGTTGGTAATCTAAAAAGTCTAAGAACGATTGCTGATGTCCGTGATGCAGTTCGAGCATATTATATGTTAGTTACAATTAATCCAACACCAGGACAATATTATAACATTGGTGGTACATACACTTGTGAGATTGGTGATTTATTAAACACTTTAATTTCTATGTCTCCAATGAAAGATAGTATTAGAATTGAAACTGATCCAGATAGATTGAGGCCAATTGATGCTGATTTACAAGTTCCAAACACAGAAAAATTTAGATTACATACTGGATGGGAGCCTGAAATACTTTTTGAAAAAACAATGTTAGACTTGTTAAACTATTGGCGTGAAAGAGTTGCCGAAAACAATGGAAAGTTTGTGATTAGATGATTATCATTAGAACACCTTTTCGTATTTCTTTTTTTGGTGGCGGCACAGATTATCCAGTTTGGTATAAAGAAAATGGTGGTAGTGTTCTATCTACCACTATTAGTAAGTATTCTTTTCTTGTATTAAGGAAGTTACCAAAAATATTTGATTATAATTATCGTATTAGATATTATGAGAGACAAGAAACTCAAACGATTGATGAAATACAAATACCAGTTATTCGTGAAGCAATAAAATTTATGGGTTTTGAACATGGGCTTGATATTACACATCATGGTGATTTACCTAATCGTACTGGTATTGGTTCGAGTTCGAGTTTTTCAGTTTCATTATTACATGGATTGGCCGCATTAAAAAATCAACAATTAACCAAAAGAGATTTAGCTCTTAGTGCAATTAACTTAGAACAAAATATATTAGGTGAAGCTGTCGGTTCACAAGACCAAGTTGCAGCTGCATTTGGTGGTTTTAATCGTATTAATTTTGGAGGTTATTCTGAATTCACTTGTTCACCTTTACATTTAAAGAAAATTAGATTACAAGAACTTGAATCGTGGGTTCAATTATTCTTTACCGAACAGTTAAGAAACTCACATGATATTGCTGATAAAAAAATTACTAATATTAAAAACAAAAAAGTTGATTTGAAGTTAATGCAAGAATTGACTATTGAAGCAGAAAATATTTTATTCAATGGTACAATATTAGATTTTGCTAAATTATTAAATGAACAATGGCGTATCAAAAAAGAAATAGAAGAATCAATAACAAATACTGATATTGATGACATATACAATATTGGTATTAATTCTGGTGCTGTTGGTGGTAAGTTATTGGGTGCCGGAGGCGGTGGGTTTATATTGTTTTTAACTCCACCAGAATTACAACAACAAGTTGCTGATAAATTAAAATTAAAACAAGTACCTGTTAATTTTGAATATCTAGGCAGCCAAATGATTTATCATGACTATCAAGACCAAGAGGAATAATAATGAAGATTTTTGTGGCAGGACACCGTGGATTAGTAGGTTCTACAATAACAAAACTATTACAAAATAGTACCGATGAAATTGTATTCAGAACATCCAAAGAATTAGATTTAACCAATCAACAAGCTGTTAATGATTTCTTTTCACAACATAAATTTGACCAAGTTTATATGTCAGCTGCCAAAGTTGGTGGGGTACATTCGAATAATATTTTTCCAGGCGAATTCATTTATAAAAATTTAATGATACAAACCAATGTTATTCATGCAGCTCATGTCAATGATGTTCAGAAATTATTGATGTTAGGTTCAAATTGTATTTACCCTAGAGTTACAGAACAACCTATTAAAGAACATCTATTAATGACTGGACACTTAGAACCAACAAATGAACCATATGCAATAGCAAAGATTGCTGGTGTAAAGATGTGTGAAAGTTATAATAGACAATATGGTCGTGATTATAGAAGTGTATTGCCTTGTAATCTATATGGACCTGGTGATAATTTTGATGTAGAAGCAGGTCACGTTGCTGCAGGCACCATCCATAAAATGCATACTGCAAAAGTTAATGGTGATAGTACCGTTAATATTTGGGGAACTGGAAAACCTAGGAGAGAATTTTTATATGTGGATGATATGGCAGAGGCCTGTATCCATGTAATGAATGTGGAAAAAGAAAAGTGGGATTCAGTTACCGAACCTATGAGAAATTTTGTTAATCTAGGTTCTGGTTATGATGTGTCAATTGCCGATTTTGCAAAAATAGTTGCAGAAGTTATTGACTTTCGAGGTGAATTAGTGTATGATATTAGTAAGCCTGATGGTACTATGAGTAAACTTACCGATAATAGTAAAATAAATTCTTTAGGTTGGTATCCTAGGGTTGAGTTGAAAGATGGATTGAAAAGAACATATGAGTGGTATCTTAATGGAGAAAACAAATGAATAAAGTAGTTTTGGTGACCGGCGGTTTTGATCCAATTCATTCTGGTCATATTAATTATTTTGAGAAAGCCAAATTGTTGGGTGATGGAGGTATTTTAATTGTTGGATTAAATTCTGATGCTTGGTTAAGTCGTAAGAAAGGCAAACCTTTTATGCCATGGTCTGAAAGGTCAAAAATCGTTGGAGCTATCAAACCAGTTGGTTTTGTTTTACAATTTAATGATGATGATGATAGTTCTAAACTGGCTATCAAATCAACCAGACTAATGTGGCCTACATCAAAAATTATATTCGCCAATGGTGGTGATAGAATTGAAGGTAATACACTAGAAATGGATTATGTAAAAGAGAATCAAGACAAAAATGTTGAATTTGTTTTTGGTGTTGGAGGATCAAACAAAATGAATTCATCTTCCTGGATATTAGAAAATTGGACAAAGAATGATAATTGATATTGGGTCAGGACCACATCCTAAGCCAGATGCTGATGTTCGAATGGATATGCACCAATGGGGTAATGTAAACTGTTTACACAATTTAATAAAAGTTCCTTATCCTTTAGATAGTGAAACTTTTGATAAAGCTTACATGGGTGATGTAATTGAACATATCTACATTTTTAAAATTGATAAAGTATTACAAGAGGTCAATCGTATATTAAAACCAAATGGTATATTAGAAGTTGCTGTACCTGATGTTCGTTGGATATGTGAAAGAATAGTTAAAGGTGATTGGAATACTATGGCTAATGTATCATGGTTAAACCCAACCGATGACCCATGGAGTAATGCTATGTCTTATTTGTTTGGTGGATTTCATCATCCTACTGAATATACAATGGAAGGAATGGGTCATGTAAACGGATTTGATGAAGATTCTCTCACTAAACTATTGGTGAGAAATGGGTTTACTGATTGTAAAAGAGTTCCTGATTTTAGAAACCCTGAACCTGCTAGAGGTTCTGTACTAAAAATGATTGCGGTGAAAAAATGAAATTATGCTTTGTAGTACATCGTTATGCACCTTTCCCCGGTGGTTCTGAATATTATGTTCAACAGATGGCCGAAGAGGCTTTAAGTCGTGGCCATGATGTGACCGTATTGGCTGGTGAACATAGGGGTAGTTTAAATGGAGTTAAAGTTAATTCTGAAGTTGGTTCTTTAATCAATAAAGATTTGATAATTATACATGGTGGTGATGTTCATGTTCAAAATTATGTATTATCTATAACAAAAAATATCAATTCTCCTATATTGTACCTTTTAATTAAGCCGTCAGAGAGTGCAGTTTGTTTACAAGCTCTTAAAGATGTTAAGTATATTGGTTGTTCCTCTCTTGATGATTGGACCCATGTACAAAAATGGAAAGTAAGTAATAAATCGGTACAAGTCCGTCATGGCATTTCATTAGAAGATTGTACTGGAACTCAAGGCAAATTCAAAGACAAATATAATATACCAAAAAATAAAAGAATGTTTTTGTCTTGTGGTGGGTATTGGCCTAATAAAAAGATGATAGAACTTGCCGATGCCTTTCGTACAGCCAATTTAGAAGATTCTGTCTTGGTTACGACAGGTTACGACAATCGACATAACATCATGCCTCATGCCTCTGAGAATGTTATTCCATTAATGGTCGAAGATCCAAGAGATATAAAGGACGCCATTGCTGATGCTGACTGTTATGTTATGAATTCTGATGCCGAAGGCTTTGGTTTGGTATTATTAGAATCTATGTTGAATAAAACTCCATGGATTTCTCGTAATATTGCTGGTGCCAAAGTCTTGGCCAAATATGGTACAACCTATAATACCGAAGAAGAATTAGTAGAAATACTTAGAAAATGGAGAACTCCTGATGTAACAGCCGCATATGAATATGTGGTAAATAATCATCTAATTAAAAATACGGTAGATGATATTGAAAAAGTGTTAAAAACCGAATAATTTTGACACTATGTATCGAAGCCAATCTTTTGACATTTTGGCTATACAAACATAAATGTTGTATAAATAAGTAAACTAGCAACCAAAGTGTGTTGCAAATCTAGAGGGAAAAACAATGTTATCATTTATGAGCTTTTTAAAAGAAGAGGCCGAAGAAGGTGGTCAACTAAAGCATATTACCCATGCTGAAGATAGACCATTAATGCACGGCCATGAGGGTTTTGAACACGCAGTTGGAGCTTTAGAGAAAGCTCATGCACATATCAAGGCAGGTCAACAAAGTTCCAACCTTACAATGAAATATGATGGTTCTCCATCATTAGTTTTTGGTCATCATCCTAAAACTGGTAAGTTCTTTGTTGCCACTAAATCAGCCTTCAATAAAGACCCTAAGATTAACCATACCAATGCTGATATTGAAAGAAATCACGGTCACGCACCAGGCTTAGTAAAAACACTTAAACACGCTTTAAAACACCTACCAAAAGTAACACCAAAGACTGGTATATACCAAGGTGATTTGATGCATCATGCCGAAAATAAAACTATAAGTGAAGCTGTATCATTTACACCAAATACAATCACTTATACTCCTAAAGACAAAAAAGAAGAAGATAAGGTTAAAAAATCTAAAGTTGGTATAGTTGTTCACCAAGAGTATCATATTCCTGATGCTAGTAAACTTAGCCATGACTATGTTAATAGAGCGATGACTAGCATGAAAGCTTCTCCTCATCCAGATTTAAGTAAATTCAAAGAACATCCAGATGTCCATTTACATGGTGCTGAACATGATACAAGTAAAGTAAAACATTCAGAAGAAAACGAAAAGACATATCAGAAGCACATGGCCGCAGCAAAAGCCATACATACTACTCATGGTCATAAAATGTATAGTGCTATTCATCCAAAACATAGTGGTGATTCTGGTCATTTTGCAACATATATAAATCATACTGTAAGAACAGATGAAGTACCTAATGTTAAAGGTTTCAAAGAACATTTACATCGTCAGCATGAAAAAAATATTGTTAAAGCAAAGTCAGATAAAGGTAAAGCTGAAAAAACTAAACAACGTGATGATGAATTATCTCATGTCGAAAAACATAAAGGTCATTACGAAAATATATTAGCAATGCATCACCATTTACATCAAGCCAAAAATGCTTTGGTTAATTCCTTAG